GAAACGTTCACGGCGTAACGCCAATAGAATTAAGCAGCAAACACGGGTACAGGAACAGCCTAGTGTTCTACGCGTTATCGGCGTTCATTAATGAATAAAACCCACAACACCAATGGCACACGACACTAACGAACTCATCAAGAAGTCACTCAAACTCATCAAAGAGAAGAAGCTTTTTTTCATGAGTGACGTGTACCCGCTTCTAGGCATCAGCGAAAGGACTTGGTACAATCACAAGCTGCAGGAAGTGCAGGAAATAAAAGAAGCGCTGACCTACAACAAGATAGAGGTCAAGTCCTCAATGCGCTCCAAGTGGTACCAGAGCGACAATCCTACGCTTCAAATGGGGCTGTATAAGCTACTAGGAAGCGAGGAGGAATACCACAGACTAGCCAACACCAAGATCGACGTAACAAGCCGCGAAGAGGTGCCTATTTTTAAGGGTATCGACATCAGCGTTAAAGAAGACGGCAAAAAGGGGGAAGAATAGATTCACCGACGCGCTGAAACCCGCATTCTATCGTTGAGGTTTGGTCTCCGAATTTACGGGGGTTAGACAAATTATATGCTTGTTAATCAACATTTTAGCTTTTTTGCTTTTCTTATTAAAATAAGTGTTTTATATTAGCCCCGTCAAACAAGTAAAACGACTACTATGAGAAAGCTAAACATTCCAACAGACGGAAGAGGTACCAAGCTCAAAGGCCACGTAATCACCTACAACCCATTCGGAGGCGGCGTTGTACTGGGTTACCACGGAAAAGTAGGGGAGTACTCAAACATCACTCACAAGGAACTTGAAGAGTTCGTAGGGTGCAAGCTAGAGGAGCGTCATGTAGGTTGGTTCAGAAACTCAGGGACAAAGAAGTATCTGTACTATCCGATCGACTAGTATAGAGTTCGTTTTGTTCCGTTCCGTAACTTAGCGCTATGGCATTTATAGCGACTACAGCACAATCGAAAGTATCGAGACTCCGCAAGAGGGTTCGAGTTGTTCAAGGAGGAACGAGCGCGAGCAAGACCTACACGATACTTCCCTTACTCATCACCTACGCAATACAGAACCCCAACAAGCTAATTAGCGTAGTGTCTGAGACCTTCCCACACCTTAGACGAGGCGCAATACGTGACTTCGAGAACATCATGAAGGACACGAACAACTGGGTGAGATCCAACTGGTCGGCGTCTAACCACACCTACGATTTCAGCAATGGGAGTAAGATAGAGTTCTTCGCTGCCGATCAAGAGGACAAGTTAAGAGGAGCGAGGCGCGATGTGTTATTCATCAACGAGGCTAACCGAGTCAATTTTGAGGCTTACGATCAGTTAGCCATTAGAACTAAGGAGTTCATTTATGTGGACTTCAACCCCTCGCATGAGTTCTGGGCGCATACAGAGTTGAAAGGCCAGCCCGAAGTAGATTGGATCACCCTAACCTACAAAGACAACGAGGCGACGCCTGAGGAGCTTATTAAGGAGTTCGAACGTAGGGTAAAGAAAGCCGAGGACAGCGCTTACTGGAAGAACTGGGTAAACGTCTACATCTACGGACGCTTGGGAACGCTAGAGGGGGTCATCTACCAAGAGCATACAACGTGGCAACAGGTAGCCGCTATTCCGAGACAGGCCGAGCTAAGAGGCTATGGGCTTGACTTCGGCTACACCAACGACCCCACGTCCTGTATCGCGTTCTTTTACATGGACGGATCGTACTATCTAGATGAGGTTATGTACAACACCCGAATGACCAACAAAGACATCGCAGACAAGCTAAAATTGAATGGCTTAGACAGGGTTCAAGGCTGGGCGGATAGTGCAGAACCTAAGAGTATAGACTACATAAAAGAACAGGGTTGCTGGATAGACGGGGTAGAAAAAGGGCAAGACAGCATAAGAAACGGCATAGATAAAGTTCTCATGCAAGCGCCGTTCTACGTCACTCAGAGAAGCCTTAACTTAATCAAGGAGCTGAGGAACTACAAGTACAGAGAGTCAAAGATGGACAAGAAGCCCAACAAGCCGAACGACCCAGAGCCTAACCAACAAGACCACGCAGCCGACGCAATGAGGTACTTCTTTATGATGGAAACAGGCGAGTCGGGTTATGAGCACATAGTTGTTTAATTCTCACTATCTTCGTACATCAAAGAACTGAGAACATGGGACTACTCGATTCAATAGGCCAAGCAATATCCAAGGCAATTCCACAGATTAAATCAGATGTGAACGCATTATCAGCAGAACAGGTTAGGGCGGCTCTTCTAACGTACTTATGGGGCGGCTTGGTTGTTCCAGAGGATAACACAAAGAGCTACATCGAAAACGGCTACAACGCCAACCTAGTAGTAAATAACGCAGTCAGGCACATCACGAGCAAGGGATCCGCAATACCAGTCAGGATAGAGCGGACGCTTGAAGATGGCACGAAAGAGTACCTAACGAGCCATTGGGCGTTAGACCTACTCAAGAAACCAAATCCGATAATGGACTACCGAGAGTTCGCTGAGCAATCTGTAGGGTTCTATCTACTCACAGGCAACTGGTACGGGTACATGATTAAACCAACGACCAGAAAAGATGGACGGCCAATCGAAATGTACAACCTACCAAGTCAGTACATGGAGATTGTCGTAAAGGGTTCCGTTTCGGTCGCCGACATTGACTACTACCAACTCAACGACATTTCCGAGAAGCGATTCGACAAGGACAACATCATCCATTGGAGAACTCCTAACTACAACTACGAAAACGGCGAATGGCTCTACGGCATTAGCCCACTTAAGGCAGGGCTTCAAATCTTGAACGTGAACAACTCTAACGAGACAGCTCAGGCAAAGCAGAGTCAGAACCTCGGAGCGTTAGGGCTACTCATGCACGACCACGACAACAAAGGGAACCCTCCGACCAGAGGTCAATTAAGGGACATTCAAAACAACATCCAGAAGAAAGTCATGGGTGCCGAAAATAGAGGCCGCGTTGTAGCTACGGCTATGATGTACAAATGGCAGCAGCTAGGTCTATCGGCTAGTGATTTGCAACTCATCGAGCAGGGACAAGCTTCAGCTAGACAGCTCTATTCAATATACGGGCTACCGAGCATTCTCTTTAATGATTACGAGGGAGCCACGTACAACAACTTGGATCAGTTCAAGAAGAGCGCCTACGAGGATAGTATTATACCATACTTCTCGGGCTGGTTAGAGAAGCTATCCGATCGACTGCCGCTAGAACCGAACGAGAAACTCTGCTTAGACACCTCAAGCATCGAAGTTCTAAAGTCTGACAACACGGATCTAATCAGAGCGCTATCAATCGCGAAGTTCATTCCAGTAAGCGCTAAACAACAAATGATCGGACTCACTCCAGACGAAATCCTAGATGAGTACCCAGACTACTCAACAGGCAACCCGTCAGAGATGACTCCAGAGGAGATGGCCGAACGGGATAAGGCTTTAGGGCTCATCAAACGACTGCTCGATGAATAGACTTGTTAAGGGAGTAATGAGCGATAAGGACTGGGAAGATAGACTGGATCGCGACGAGAAGGTCTGGGCAGGTCGTATTCGCAAGGTTTTTCGCGGCTACAGGAAAGCGATACTACAACGCATTAAAGAGAACCCGCCAACTAGGATTGGTGCAGGGTACCTAGAGGGGATATACTCCTACGAGCCACTTGCAGAGGCTTACAGCGACTTAATTAAAGCCCAAGGTAGGAAGTACTACAACTTCTCAAAAGAGTCCATAGAGGAGGCCGTAAGGAAGAATACCACAATAGCGGAGGTTTTAGCTAGTAGAAACGATCCGTACCTCAGAGACATACTTCCCTACGTGGATTACGTTACCGCTAACAGGGTGGTAACGGTTGTAGGTACGGAAAGAGCCTACGCAATAGACCTCATAAAAGAAAGCACCGAACAGGCACTAGCGGAAGGCCTGAGCGCGTCACAGACCACAGCCCTCATCAGTAGGTTAGTTACAAGGGGCTTTGAGACTACGTTAAGTTTTCGAGCCGACAGGATAGCCAGAACGGAGGTTGCAGCCTTTGCCAACTACGCTAGCTTTAGGGGCGCTATGAGTACAGAGGTGCCGTTCAGAAAGATGTGGATGGCTACGATGGACTCAAGAACAAGGTTTGACCATATTCAAATAGACAGCACCACTATAGAGAAGGAAGAGAGGTTCAATGTGGGAGGCTATCCGATGATGCACCCTTGCGACACGTCAGGACCAGCAGAACAGGTCGTAAATTGTCGGTGCAGGCTTGGGTACGTAATTGACCCCACTTAAAATAAAATAAGAGTTATAATTGAACCTCTAACAAGCAATCACGTAGGACGTTGGTTAAATACTCTACTTGTTTGGTAGAGAATTAATCACCATCTTTGACCAAACCAAGACGCAGGTAAAAATGAAACAGGTAGCCAAATATCTAGACTCAGGAGCTTTGAGCCAAAACCTAGTAGTGAAGGACGTAACGAGCAAAGGCATCGTAACCCTTTA